AATAACTCCGACAGCGTAGCGGATGACTCTGTTCTGTTCCCCTATTACGAGGGTGCTGATGCGGCTGATCGTATCAAGTACAGAGATGGGTCTGCGGCGAATTGGTGGATGCGTACTCCTCACTCTTGGCACGCTAGCGGTGTCCGTTCTGTCACCTCGACAGGTACTCTGTCCAACAACAGTGCCATCAATGGTACCGGTTGCTCGCCCGCTTGCACCATCGTGTAATCTTTATAATCTGCCCCGTTAGGGGCAGTGAAACACCCAAATAAGGAGGTAAAGGTCAATGAGTGTAAGAGTAGGTGACCGTAGCGAGGGAACGCTGAGCGTTCTGAATGACATCCGAATATTGGGCGAGTACACCATCCAAATCTGTAAATCAGAAAAGGTTTTCCCAAAATCCTCTCGATGGATAATGGCAAAACCTATCGTAGATGAGTGTATCTCAGCCCTGACCTGTGTCCGTAGAGCAAATGCGGTGTTCGTACAGACCCGGTATGATTATGAATATCGTAGAAATCAGCAAGTACAGGCACATAGTCATTTAGATGCTATGCTCTCGCTCGTTGACCTTGCCTACAATTCATTCTCAATCGAGTCTAAAAGGATTGAGTATTGGACAGGTCTTGTACTCAAAGCGGATGACAGGCTAAAGGCTTGGATGAAATCCGACAAGGAGAGATACAAAAATATTTTAGGGTAATAACTGTTTCTACTGCGAGGTCTGCGGCGAATTGGTGGATGCGTACTCCTAACTCTTGGAACGCTAACAATGTCCGTTATGTCAACTCGACAGGTACTCTGAACAACAACAATGCCATCAATGGTAACGGTTGCTCGCCCGATTGTGAGAATGTCAGTTTCGAGTAGCCCCAAAAGGGCAAAAGCAGTACGCTCACACAAGGAGTTATTGTCCTATCTCTGTGAAAGGAGAGAATGATTTAGGTGACACAAGCACCTTACGAGGTGGTCTTGTTACTCGCACCTATGACCCCATTATGATATGGAATATTTTGACTCAGCAATCGAATTTGGAAATCTGTACAAAGCCCTCAAGGAAGCCTGTCGTAATGTCCGATGGAAAGATAGCGTGGTCGGCTATGAAGCCAACGGCTTGAAAAATACATATCGCTTACGACAGGACTTACTGAGCGGTCGGTACAAAATCAGTCCTTATCAGCATTTCAAGGTGTACGAGCCTAAGGAAAGAGAGATTGTCGCTACGAGAATACGAGATCGGCAATATCAAAGGGCTTTGTGTAACGGTGGAATGTATGAGGATTTCGTGGAACACCTCATCCACGATAACGGTGCGTGTCAGAACGGAAAAGGAACTGATTTCACCCTCGATCGTATGGTCGCACACCTCCGAAAGTATTACAACAAACACGGTACTGAGGGTTGGGTGTTAAAGTGTGACATCAGGAAATTCTTTCCCTCTACTTCCCACGAGGTCGCTAAAATGGCTGTTCGGAAACGAATATCCGATCAGCGAGCGGCACAGGCGGTGATGGATGTCATCGACTCGTTTGGTGGAGATGTTGGGATTGGTCTTGGGAGTCAGATAAGTCAGTTGGTCGAGTTATCGGTACTCGATGACTTGGATCACTTCGTCAAAGAGAGGTTAGGCATCAAGCACTATCTACGGTATATGGATGATTTTATCCTCATCCATCCTGACAAGGAATACCTGAAATACTGCTTGGAGCAAATCAAAATCTTTGTGAAATTTACAGGCTTACAACTCAATGACAAGACAACGCTCTATCCTTTGCGACAGGGTGTTCGGATGATGAAATGGCGGTTTGTACTCACCGATACAGGTAGAGTCCTCCGTTATATGAACAATCAGAAACTCGGCAAGCAAAGACGAAAGATGCGAAAACTGATGGCAAAAGAGGTAGCAGGTGAAGTTCCTCCGGGAACAACCGAAAACAGCCTTAAAGCGTGGAAAGCCAATGCCAAGCGTGGTGATACCTTTTACCAACGGCAAAGGATGACACATTACTATTACGAATTAAAAGGAGGATTGGGTTATGGGAACTCAAAACAACGAACAGATCAGACTTGCGAGGATGGAAGCCATCTGCAATCAACTCAGAGGTGAGATGGACGATGTGATGCGTAAAGCCTACGAACAGGCTGTCGCAGATAGGGATGAGGAGAGAGCCGCAGAGATGGCTCGTAAGATCCGTAATCGTCTGCTCGATCAGTCCGATGCTCAGATGTCGCTTGACCGTATCGGTCTTGACACATCCTCCACCGCCGCTTTCTTGGTATCTCTCGGCAAGATTTTCAAGAACTCGTGGTCGGTGTACCGTCAGCATCTCCGTGACATTTCCACTCAGGAGGGATTTCCGTTCAACATCGATTGGGGTGTCGCACCTGATGCGGAGCAGAAAACCGATGAGGAGGTATGATCGAGATGTCTACCTTAGCGGCACTTATCACAGAGATAAGTATTATTGTAGGAGTCCTTGTACCTGTTGGGGTGGTAATTATCTGCCTGATAAACGGTATGAAGTGTCTGCTCCGTAGCGAGATGCTCCGTACCTATTACCACAACAAGGACAGAGAAAAGATCAGGCAATATGAACTTGAGAATTTTGTTTTTCTGTATAAGGCATACAAGGCTCTCAAGGGCAACAGTTTCATCGATAAGATTTACAATGAGGTGATGACTTGGGAGGTTATCACTTAA